TATGCATTGTTCGACACAATGATTGATCCTGAAAGCAGACGTTATTTGTCTGAGGATTATACATTTTGTAGACTATGGCAACAAATGGGCGGAGAAGTATTTTTAGATCCACGTACTGGACTAAACCATGTAGGACATTATACATTCCGTGGAAACATTAGAAAACTTATAACAGGATAGATATGGCAAAGGAAGAAGTTAATCAAGAAATACTAAATCCGGATGGTGGTGTAGTTAGTATTATACTACCTACTAGAGGCAGAGTAACAAGTGGAGCATTAGAAAAAAGTCTTACAAGCCTTTTAGAAAATGCAAATAATCCAGCAAAGATTGAAATCATGCTAGGTGTAGATGACGATGACCAAGAAAGTATTGATTGGGTAAACAACGAAGCAGGAAACTTTATGAAAAAATGGGGTTGTGCCTGTAAAGCCAAAGTTTTTAAACCTTTAGGATATGAACAATTAAATGTTTATGTAAACTTACTTTGTCACTCAAGTACAGGGGCATGGTTATTCCTTTGGAATGATGATGCAATTATGCAAACAAAAGATTGGGAAGTTGAAATTCAAAAATATGATGGTCAATTTAAGTGTCTAGCACCTAAAGACAATCATGACCATCCTTTTGCAATCTTCCCACTTATACCTGCAGACTGGTTTACATTATGTGATGCTTGGAGTGTTAATGCACAAAATGATACTTGGGTAAGTGTTATTGCTAGGATGAATGGTATATTCGAAAGAATTAACATTGAAGTTTTACATGATAGAGCAGACCTTACTGGTGGCAATGATGACGAAACATTTGAAAATAGAAAATACATGGAAGGCAATCCAGAAGATCCACAAGACTTTAATCATCCAAATATGGTACAAGCAAGAATGCATCATGCAAGTAAAATAGATTGGTTCTTAAAGAAGATTGGTACGCATACTGCTCCTAGTCCGTTTGAAGACTTTGTTAATGGTAAGGTTAATCCTTTTGATGACATAAACAATCACAAACCTAAGGGTGCAGGTCAGTTTGATAGCATAAATAAGAATAACGATAATAATGATTCAGATAGAAGATTACCTGATGATACAAAGATAAGTCTTTAATGCCAAAAATAATTCGAAAGAAGATCCAAGACATAGTAGAACAGAAAGATCCTGACGTACAGGCAATCTGCAGAAAGCATGGTATTGGTAGACATGACTTAATACACATAGCAACAACTGTAGCAAGGACAGGAGAGATGACTCCTAAAGAAGCATTAATAAGACTAGAAGAAATCGACAATATAGCAGAATTCATTGAAAAGATAAAACTCAAACATGCATTCAATGAAGCAGAAGCAAACAAACAAAGTTCTTGACATTTAACAAAAAATCAGTATAATACATATATTAGAAAGTATCCGTGTGGTATTTCGTATATTAGGTGGGGTTGTGTGGTAAAACACACCACGAAACAAGAGTAGATTTTAACCGTGCCCAGTAAAGTTCCTTAAGTGTACTATACTTTCTAATCCGAGCTCGGGTAGCTCAGTTGGTAGAGCAGGGGTTTTGTAAACCTCAGGTCGTAAGTTCAAATCTTATCCCGAGCTCCATCCTGCTCCGTTCGTCTAGTGGTTAGGACACCGGGTTTTCATCTCGGCAACAGGAGTTCGACTCTCCTACGGAGTACCATTTTTTACCAAAAAAAGTGAAAAAAAGGTTGACTCGTACCCCCAAATTTGCTATACTATGTACATAGTTTAAATAAAAAGGTAGGAGAATTTATGCAAACATTAGTAATACACACACAATACAGAGAGAACTATGCGGCTCATGACGAAGGTTATGTGCATGGTACTTCTGAACCTTATTGGAAATTCAAGGGTGGCTGTACTTACTTTGTTGATGATTTAACTTCCACGCAAATCAATACGATTGCTAATGGAGGTATCCCAACCCTTACTAAACTTATTGAATCCTTTAACGAAGGATTTGAAGAATATATCCTGGATTGGGAGATACGTGAACTTGGTAAAAATGGCGACGGCAAGGGTCCAATATGTGAACCTTGGGAAACTCCGGTGCAGTTCTTTTATGAAGACAAGCAATGGAAGTGTCGTACCCATCACACTCCCCATCCTGAATATACTCATTATGCAGATGGCATTACTGGTAAGGCTGAGCAATGGACACCTGGTGTAGGTAACACTAGAGATGACTATAAATGTCAGTATAAAACCAAAAACGGTTGGTTCGACCAAAAAGATCCTCAACTGTTAGAGGAAGTTCATAAAGCCGCATAAATAATATTATGGGAGAATTTGATTACAGGGTAGAAAGGCAAAGACTTTTGCTTGAAGCAGAGGAATGGTCCAAAACCATTAAATCTTTGCATGTCCATTCACTAACATCTATGCATTACGAAACAGAAGAATCTGTAAAAGATTTTGAAAATGGTGCAGTAACAGATACTGAATTTAATGACGGCACTATTAGAAGAGAACAGAATGGCAAATTAATTAGGATTATTGGTGAAAAACTCACAGGAGATAACCTAATTGATGCCTACTGTAGAGGCACCGCATAATAAATACTTGTATAATAACAGTAAGGACTTATTATGTTCAAACGCAGAGAGTTTCATCCAGAAACAGATCCAGGCTCAGTTAGATTTCACGATTACCACTTTAGATTAAGAAGTAACGGCACAATAGAATTCGACGAAGAAATTACAGGAAAACATCTCAAATGTCAGATGGGAGACTTGTATGTTGTTATCGAAGAGGAAGGTGTTGTAAAATTTGTACCTACCCATTTAGTTCCTGATAAATATTAGCATGAAAGAATTCTTTAAGAGTGCTAGTTTATTATTAGGTTGTATTTTATTAAGCAGATTTATACTGCCTCCTAATATTACACCTCTTATTGCAATGGCAGTTTTTATGCCATACTTAACATCAAATAGACAATTACAAATGTTTTTACCTGTGAGTATTATGTTTATAACAGATATATTTCTAGGGTTTTATAGCACTATGTGGCTGACTTACGGATTAATGGCTCTTATAGGAGTCGTATCCAGGGTTTTAAATAACGGACAGTACTCAACACTAATGGGTTCTTCTGTATTAAGTGTTGTTTTATGGCACTTAATTATTAATATTCCTGGGCCTTTTCCACCATTATCACCAGAAGCATTGATATTTGATTTAAGATTATTAGCGAGTACGGTAGTGTTTGCAAGTGTATTTTATGCAATACAAAAGGCAGTTACTCCTGAACTAGCAGAAATAATACCTATACATAACAAACAAAACAAAAAGAAATATGTCGGAAGATTTTAAAATACAACTAGTTGATCCAAAAAATCCTGCACTTCATTCAATTGCAAGTGTAAATCCATTTGATGATAAAAATGCAGATTGGGAAAAACGTGAAGAAGAAATGATACAACTTATGAAAGATAGGTTTGGTATAGGACTTGCTTCACCACAATTAGGTATGGGTTATAGAATGTTTGTTATGACTTTTGCTTCAGGCGAAGATGTTGGGGTATTTAATCCTGAGATATTAGAGTTTAGTAAAGAAGAAGTTGCAATAGAAGAAGGTTGCTTAACATTTCCTTTATTATATTTTATAGTAACTAGACCAGCAAAAGTTAAAGTTAAATTCCAAACGCATGACCAACAAGTTGTTGAAGATTGGTTAGAAGGGATGGATGCAAGATGTTTCCAACATGAGTTAGACCATTTAAATGGTAAACTATATTTGGAATATGCAAGTGATATGAAACTTAAACGTGCAATTAAAAAACGTGATAAACAGTTTAAAATCTTGCAGAATGATTTAGCCTTGCAACAATTAGAAAATGGCACTTAATTATCCTTTCTGGGTAAACGATTTCGACAGAGTCAAAGACCACAGAATAAACTTTCCTTTATCAAGTAGAATATTTGAACACCCAGTAGCATTTTGGTATGGTTCTAAAAAAGGAAAACCTGTAAAGAACTTACAAAAGAGTCTCAAAAGATTTCTAAAACGAACTGCACCAAACTTACCATACTTTGTAATATATAATTTACCTAATAGAGATATGGGACATTATAGCAAAGGTGGTGCCAAAGATGCTAGTGAATATTTAATGTTTATACACGAGTTCTGTGAGGGTATAAAAGGGCATAAACCTATTATTATATACGAACCAGATGCATTACCACATACAACACATATGGAACCTACTCAATCAGAATATAGATTAAACTTAATTAAAGAAGGACTTAAAGTTCTCACAGAGGAAAGCGAAGCATACGTTTATATAGATATTGGTCATAGCAATTGGCTAAGTCCTAAAGAAGCCGCAAACCTTTTAAACAATGTAAGCAATAATAAAGTAAGAGGTTTTGCAGTAAATGTAAGTAATTACAGAAGCACAGAAGAATCTATGGAGTGGAGTTTAAAAGTTTGCGAACACAGACCAAATGATTATTTTGTAATCGATACAAGTCGTAATGGTAAAGGTCCTCTAGGCAATGAATGGTGTAACCCACCTGGCAGAGCATTAGGTAAAGAGCCTACATGTAATACTGAAGAAGAACATTGTGATGCTTTTCTGTGGGTTAAAATACCAGGCGAGAGTGATGGTAAAAAGAATAAAGGACCAAAAGCAGGAAAGTTTTGGGGTTCTATGGCAGAAGAATTAGTTAGTAACTCTATACAAAGTCCTTCATTTTGGGCACACCGTTGTCAAATAAGGGGATATATAGTACATGTACCAATAGACAAAAAATGTGAATGGTGTGGATTAAAACAATGATAGATGTGTTTAAAAAAATAACTGTAGACTTTGATTACATGAAGTTGCGTAATGATGTGAACCATGTATATCATACTATCAAAGAACAAGCAGTAAACACGCAGTATGAAGCTCTAGCATACCGTAATATATGTATTACTGCATCTAAACCAAACAGCGATGATTGGACAGACGGTATAGCAGGTAAAACTTATGTAAACAAAACAGGTGCACAAGGTAAGCAAGGTGTACTTACATCACAAGTAGGTGATGACTCAAATGAAATGTTAGATGAAACACAATTTATTCACCCTATAAAACAAATACAAGGATTATATTTAGAAGAATTTGTTAATAGTTTTAAAGATGTTTATAGATGGAGAATAAGTATTTTGCCTCCAAGAACAACTTTAAGCATACATAAAGACGGAAGTTTTTTAATGCAAACACTTAATACAACAGGTGCTATTCTAGATTGGAGATTACATTTTCCAATGGTAACAAATAATAGATGCTTCTTGGTAAACTGGCCCGATAACTTTGGTACACCTAAAGATGAGGGAGAAACAGTTCCTTTAGAGATGGCACACTTTAAAGCAGGAAGTAGTTATCTACTTAATACTAGTAAAATTCATTGTGCTACTAATTATAGTGATTCAGAAAGAATACATTTGATTGCCAGTCTTGGCAAAGATACTATAGAGACTTTTCAATAACCAAAGGATTTTGTAATGTCCACATAGGCGGAAGTCGTCTTGTGTGAATTGTTGCATCTGGAAATGCAGTTTTTAATCTATTAGTTAATGCTTCATTATGCCAAAACCATGTAAAGTGTGTTGCTTCTACAACTGCATCATCACCCTCAGTAGGAACTCTATCAATATCAACTCTCACATCATCATTGTTAATAAGACAAAAAACATCACTGTTTTCTGTGCTTTCAACTAATGTAGGTTCTAACATACCATATTCATGTGTACGTCTAACAACAAAGTAGTTAAGTGCTACTTCACGCATAAACACACCCATACAAATAATACCACCTGGATTTAGATGGTCATAACAAGTTTGTAAATCTGCCATTAAAATTTCAGGATCTACGTTAGCAGTTTTCATATATGAAAAAATACAATCAAACATCTCACCATCTTTAAAAGGCATAGGTTCATCAACATTACCACTTGGGTGATTCATTTGATTATGTCTATTCCACATTCTAAAATCAGCATCAGGAAAATCTGTTTTACCTTGGTCTATTGCTTCTTGGTCACTATCAAAAACTGTATAGTTTTCTTCTTTAACTCTATTCTCTGGATCGTTTAAAAGTGTACCAGCATTACCATATAATTCTAATACTTTTGAATTTTCATATGTATCAACATCCATGTTTGTTGGTGTAAGTGATGTTGAAAAATATGCATGTTTTGGAATGTATGCTTCAATTGTCATAATTGGTTCCTGTTATTTAATTATAACAGTATTTATTAGATTTGAATTAGACGCCTGAAGGATTTAGGTCGTCTTTGTCGTCTGGTTCTGGTAAGTCTTGTTCAGGAGCAAATAGTTCTCCTTCTAAGTAATGTTTAGCAGAGCCTATATATTCTCCTGCTTTTATTACTTTTCCTTGCCACCAGTGGGGGAAATCTCCGTTAGGTAGTTCGCCTAACATCTTGTATAGTTCAACACTATACTTGCCGATTTTGTATAATTCTTTTCTTAACATGTCTGATTCATCATCAACATGTCCAATTGCTATTTTGGTTACAGTTTGTTCATCTTCGTTAAGTCCAGCAAGTTTTTTAATTCTTGCTATGTCACTTTCAAATGCATCAGGCATTTCTATACCCTTTGCTTTGTTTAACTCTTTTTCATCATCAAATGCTGGAGTTACACTAGGCTTTTCATCAGGACGTTCTTTCCTCATAGCCTTTTCTTGTCCGTATTCTCTTTCTAAACTAGGCATTTTTGCTTCTAATTGACCTAATGTCATTTTAGGATATTTTTCCATTGCCCAGGCAAAAAAGTTTCCTATACCAAATTGTTTACCTTTAGAAACACTTGCATCTCTGGCTCCGGCTCTTTTCATGCCAGCAGATTTAAAATCTATAGGCATTACACTAATCCTGCTAATTTTTTCATTTCTTCCATGTCAGCCATATCATAATCCATTTCACCATGGTCTTTGTAATCTGCATTGTCAACAGTATCTTCAATGTATCTTTGTATGATTTCATCTCTGTCATCATCCATGTGCTTACCCATTTCTAATGAAAGGTCAGTTAGTTCAGTGTCTAAGTCTTCCATACTCATGCCTAAAACTTCTGCTAAGTCTTCTTCACTGTTTTCGTATGCAGTGATTAACTTGTTATACATTTCATCTTCTTGACTTGGTTCACCTTCTGGTGCACTTTCCATTTCTGGTTCTGGTTGGTCTTCATAGTCTGGATGATTTGAGTCATATTGTTTTACTAATTCTTCTTGGTCAAATGAATCGCCATATTCCTTTTTAAATTCTTCTGGGTCCATTTCCATAGCATCTATGATAACATCTTTTAGTCTGCCTTCTTCGACATTAACACTATAGTCATCTCTAATGTCTGATAAATCTATAGTTGGCATTTCAACTTTTTCAACATCTTCATCTACTAGGTTTTTGCTTTTTGCGAAATCTAACATATTTGCTAATCCTTCGGAGCTCTGGATTGCATCTAAAAACTTTTCTCTAGGTGATTGTTCTTCGCCACCTCTATTAGTTGGTAGCATGTCCATCATTTTCTTTAATGCTTTTGCTTGACCAGGAGTCATATCCATTTCTTTACCATCATCAGTTTTTACACTAGTTACTGGTTTAAAATTTTTAATCTTCATGTCTTCAGCATCTTTACCAGCCTCTTCACTATCAATTACTTTACCTAATTGATTAATCATACTATCTTGTTCATAGCCTGGTTTTGTTTCATAATCGTCATCTTCACTGTCCTTCATACCTGTGTCAACATCTAAGTCTCCGTATTGAACAGGAGCGGCTTCAGTTAAACCTGACAAATATTTCATTACTTCTATCATTTCGCTCATTTTATCACCTATTAATTTGTTATTGAAAAGATTAAAAACTCTTTCATTGTAAGTACCCATGTATTGTTCGAATACTTGTTTTCTTTTTTCAATGTCTTCAACACTTGTGAATGCTTTTCTAAAAGCACTTGCACTAGCAACTTCATCTGCACTTTTAACAGTTTGTGCTATATGAATATATCCTCTTTCCTCCATTGGTAAAGCAGGATGTTGCTCTAATGTATTTATCATCTGATAGTACTTTGGACGAGGTTCTCCTCGCACAGTCATGTCTAAACCAGTACTATCATCTATATTATTCATTGGAAAACGGTCAGTATCTTTCTCTCCTACAGCAAAAATAACCATAGTATTTTCTAAATCAAAATTCTTTTTGTATGAATCTACAAGGTAAGGTTGCGGTGCAAGTATAACATGATCCATAGGAACGTCATACATTTGGCTTATTATTTCTGCTTTTTCTTTAAAATTAAAAGGACTTTTACTGCCTTCTACTTTATCTGATGTAGCAAGATAAACTCCTGCACCTGGAAATTCAGCCTGTAGTTTTTTGTACACTATCTCATGATGAGGTAGCATGGGTTGAAATCTTCCTGGGTATATTACTATTTTTTTCATAGTTCTACAATTCTCACCTTAAGTGGAGTAGAACCTTTGATTAGTCTATGATAACATTTTTTGTTTATGTGGATAGTAGAGCCTGGCCCTATTTCTTTTGGTAGTTCGTTATCAAATTGGAATTGCCAGCCTACACCTTCTAATACTTTTACAAATCTAGTTTTTTTGTCTCTGTGCCAAACAAGTTCTTCGTTGTCTACGGACAAATCGAATATTCTTTCAAATGTGCTATCTGTTATATTGATTTGAGTATAGGGATCGCTCATATTCTACCACCATTTACCACCTTTAACTAAACCATAACGTGGTAAACGACATGCCCAATAGCCTGCTTTCATTTTATCATTTTTCTTTTCACAGTTGTGTCTAGCCGCAAATGATTTTGCTCTTTTCTTATTATTTGCTTTTGTCTTGAGACCTGTAACATCTCCAAAAGATATTTTTTTGACTCTATCTGTTTTTGGATTTTTTACATAAACGTAGTATTTTTTACTACCGCCTCGTTTTGGTTTATTAAGTTCTACGTCTTTACCGTTGTATTCTGCTTCGTTGGTAACACCTTCACCGGCATGTATAGCCGCCATGTGTTTTTTATATTTCTTTGTTCCTTTTTTGTGTGGGGATTTGCCTTCGTCAAAATCTTCCATGTCATTTAAGTTTACATGCTGTAATGCGTCTTCTATAACTTCATTTGCACTGACAACATCTAACACTCTACCACTGGCAAAGTCTCCTATTGGTTGTCCGCCTACTTCCATTCTTGGATCAACAACATCTTCAACATCCATTGCTTCTAGGTCTGAATACATTTTTGCTTCTAGGTCTTCTTTATTGTCTGCATACAAACCTGGTTGTTCACCAAATGTGTCTACTAAATTTTGTACTACTGCATCACGTATAATACTTCTTTCTTCACCTTCACTAATTGCGTCATTAAAGAGGTTTGATAAAAATCCACCTTTCTTAGGTGCAGGTTTTTTATTATAACTAGGACTTGATTTTTTCATTGCATTCCTACGTTTTCTCATTAACTCTTTACCAACTTTAGTTTTAGGATCTGCTTCTTCGCCATCCATTGATTTAAACTTTTTACTGTCTTTATCAAATTTGAATTCTTTACCTCTAGCATCTGTATGAACATCTGCAACACCAACATCTTTGTATGCTCTTTCTTCTAATTGTACTTTGTAAACAATTTTAGCAATTTTGGCAATGTCATCTGCTAGTGCTGGATTGACACTTTCTAATTCTGAAAATAACTCTTGTGGGGAGTATTTTTCCCAATCTTTTTTATCTAATGCTTTACCTAAAATTTTGCCTACTGCATTTTCTTCTGGTGTACTATATGACTTAATCAATGGTAAGGACATATCTAGTTCACGTGATGATTTCCAATCCATATCCATTACACCTTCACCAAATGCCATTTTAGATGCTTTGCCTAATATTTCACTTCGTTGTCCTCTACCCATGTGTGGAAAGTCTGCCTGCATTTGTTGATATGCCATTCTAGGATCATCCATTCTTTTCATATAACTAGCAACTTGTTTTATAACTTCTTCATCACCTGGATATTCGTCTTTTGATTTTTGTCTTTGTGCATTACTTTCGTCATGTTTAATAATTTCTACCCAACTTGGTCCATCACTGCCGTAAGTCATTTCGCCTTCGTCACAACTGTAGTTGCCAAAGCCATCGCACTCTGAACTTTCTTCCTCTTCACCATCATCATTAATAAATGTTTCTTCACCGTCCATATAACCTGAACCGCCACATGCAGGACAATCACCATCTTTGATGTAGTCGTCCATATAATTGCCTTGTAATGCATCTTGTAAATCGTTGTATGCTTGTTTTCTTTCTTCAGCATCATAGTAGTTGTCAGGCTCACCAATCATGCCATTATCATCTTCATCTTCATTTAAGTAAGGAATATCTAGCCAAACTGTTTCACCATTCTTTAATTTTACACTTTCACCTACGTCTGTGGCAAGCATTTCTTCACTTTCCCAATCTAATTCAGGAAGTGAACCTGCTTCACGTAGTTTTTTTGCTAACTGGAATGTTTCGAGGTATGCTTTACTTCCATGTCTAAAAGGACTTGCACATAGTGAACTGCCTTCTTTAACATGTTTTGCTAATGCTTGTAAAGACTCGTTGATAGATTCTTCTTGGACTACAGTTTTGCTTTCTGTTATCTTTGATGATAGTTTGTTTTTATCTGATGTAAAATCGAATAGTTTCATGTAAACTATTTATCACTTTTAGCAAATTATTCGTTTTCTTGTTGCTGGTCTGAAATAGGTGCCCAATTAATATCAATGCCCCTACGTTCTAATTCTTTGATACATTTGATTCTTGTTTTAGGTTTTGCACCTTCTTTATTGATATATTCGAATAAAAATTCTTTTGATTTTGCTTTGATGTAGTCATGTTCCCAATGCCACTTTGTTCTACTACCTTTTGCGAATTTTTTTATTGATGGACCGAATTTGACTGGCATTGTTATCTCCCTTGACCTCTATAAGGCTTATGGGAACGTTTTTTATGCTTGTTCATAGTAGACTGTCCTATTTTAGTACGTCTACCACGACCACCTTGTCCAATGCTACTACATTTTCTTGTAACGTGTCTTGTTGATTTTCTTACTGCTTTAGCCATTTCACCTGAAGTGAACAACACATACATCAGTGTTGTTTTGATGCATGTATTTAGTTAAAAATAGTTTTAATAATATATTATTTGGTTTTTTTGAGTTTTGCTACTTCTTTTTCAAGAGTAACTATTCTTTTTGCAAGTAATGGATATTGTGCTAACCATTTTTCTTCTCTACTAGCAATCTCAATGTCGTATCTTTTTGCTATCCATTCCATAGTGTTGTCCATTTTTACTTGGAACCAAACACCTACTTTAGTATTTTTAAACCATTGATAAAAACTACTTCCAATGATACTGGATAGGACACTTTTTAATGTTAGTATTAATAGCCAATTCATAATTACTTCCCTTTGGTATTGCTAACGTTCTTAGCCTTACCTTTTCTATTCTTATTAGGATCTTGTCTACGTTTTTTACTAACTGCAGAACCTATTGCACTCTTACCACCTTTGGCTCTTAGACTTGCGGCTTTGCTTTTAGATAAACATTTAGGCTTTGCTTTACTTTTAGTATCTCCGCATTTACCTACACGTTCACCTTTAGTATTATAGGCGTCCCAGCCACCGCCACCGGCTCCACCTTTTTTACCTTTACCAAACCAAGCCTTAAGGTCATCGTTCAATTCCTGCTTTCTATTTGCTAGGTCTTCCTCAATACCATTTAATAATGCATTGAAGTCTTGAGCAAACTCTAAAGTTTCATTTACTTTTGCTTTCTCAAGTTTGTCTCTTAAATCTTTTATGTCTGCTTCTAAGTCATACATTCTAAATTTGTTTACTTTATCCATCATACCATCAAGTTCAGGATGAAATTTCATTGTTACAGTTTTTGCATCTTTTTTAATTGATTTACCATCTACTAAAACTTCTACTTCAAACGGCACATGCTTTTCATACCAGTATGCCATATCATAACCACCATCATCTAGTAGTTTAACTAAAAGTCCTCTGTCATATTCGTCATCTTCTGCTTTAAGAACTTTCATTTCACCTCTTGGTAAAGTAAGTGCAATGTTTCTATCACCTGAAGTAATTTCTTCTGCTTCTTCAACTGCTTCTTTCTTAACACAATTAGGAACACGTTTACCAAACATAGTCTTCATACCTTTCTTTTGATAACCTTTCCAACATTTTTCAACTATTGCTTCTGCAATACTTGGATCTATCTCAATAGGTGTAAATTGTTGCATTAAATCAACTATGTCTGAATCATGGTCTAGTATTTTATTGTCCTGACCAATAACAAGTGCTTCGTTGTCATCATATCCATGATTCTCACCACTGAGTATATGCATACCATTGCTTAACTCTATGTGGTCTTCTTGATTTATCCATTGAGTAATAACTGACTCTACTTCGTCATGTGGTATTTTCCATTCCTTACGGAATGCACCAGGCTCTGCTAGTTGAGTGACATTGTCTTCTGCTTGATATACTTCAAATAAACGCATTACTTTTTCTTCTTAGATTTGTTACCCCAATTTGCCGCACCTTTCTTTCTGCATTGTACTAATGCACCACTGGCGTAAGCACTGGGCCAAACTTTGTATCTGGATTTAACTTTGTGATAGCAGGCATCTTTTTCACCTGCGGCTTCATCGAATTGTTCTTCTGTCATTATTTCACGAACTTCCCAAGTGTTTCTAATTTCTTCCTCAATAGGACTTAATTCAAATCTTCCTTGTGGTTTGTTGTGAAATCTAGGTTTAGCATCTTTGTTTACTAATTTTGCTAAATGTCTCATTAATTTGTCATCATCTTGTGCTTTGTCTTTTAATTGTCTCAATATAGAATCTATAACTTCAGACTTTTGTGCAACGTATGTACCTTCATCAAAGTCAAACTTTTTTAAATCTTGTTTTTCTTTTTTTCTGTCATAATCTTTTGTTGACTTATGGGCACCAGCACCACTCATATTGCGTGAATTCTTTGCTACTGGATTATTTTGTTTAGGCATTTTTGGTTTATTCTTTTGCTCACCTACTAGTTTGCCTTGGTATGGATGAGGACTTTCATGCCCTGTGTTAGGTTTTACTAACTTAGGTTTTTTACTATTTGCTTTAACTTGTTTCTTTCTGCCTTCAACTATTTCAAAATCATCACTACTAGTGCCAGTATAACGTGATGCTGTTCCACCATGTTGTGCCTTTGCTTTATCTATTGCACTTTTATCATGCATAGCAGTTACTTTGTACTTTTTACCAGTACGTTTATGCTTAACAGTATAATGTCTAAATGATTCGTTAAAGTCAGTTAGTTTCATTGTCTTCTCTCATATTCTAAATCTTCTAAATCCATTTCAATATTTTCAATTTTATTTGCTACATCTCTGTACTTGTCTTCAAAAACTTCTTCCATTTCATAAACAGCAGACTCTAATTGATTTCTTGCTTCACGTACTCTATTTTCGTAGTAGTCTAATTCTTTTTCATCAATGCCAAGTTTTTCTGCAAGACCACCTAATCCAATCATTATTTCACTTGTTGTATTTTCATATTTGATTGCTTTAGTAATATCTCTTGCTTCTTCTTTAGCAAATTCTAACTTATCAGCAATAGGTTGAAGCCTTTTTAATTCTGCTTTCATTTCTTCTTCGCTTTGCTCTTGAACTATTACTTCATTAAGTTTCATTATACTTCCTCTAATCTTTTCATTAATCTTTCTGCTCTATTAGTAACTTGTTTGTGCCAACGTGAATCTCTACCTTCAACTGCGGCAGTTTTCCAATCACTTTCTAATATTGCTTTATGCATTTTTTTAAATTTACTTAATCTTGTTCTGCCCATGTTGAACATCATATTAACCAAGATTTGCTGGACCTCGTCAGGTAAGTCTCCAAATCTCCCGTCTTCGTATAAAAGTTCACACTCGGAGATGGCAATATCAAGGTCTCGTTCAAAACAGTTCCTGACACGTTCTTCGTCAACTGGAGTTCCAATTGGTTTTCCGAATTCCTTGTCACTTTCGAGGACAAGATGACCGACTCCAAAGGTCGGGTACCCAAGATGGTCGTTATAGAGTTCATATACTACTCCTTCATCAATTTTAAGTTGTTCAAATACGGCTTCTCTATTCAATTTGGTATCCTTAAATAAATTTTTAAACATTATGTGTGTATTTATCAGTTTCCTTATTTTTGCCAAAAAAAAGCACACCCGAAGATGTGCTTTTAAATTTGTTTCTACTTATACTTACGCAACTGAACCGTAATCTCTAGCAATATTACTAGTAACTCCAGCCTGTACAATTACAATCGCTGTAACTACTGCTGTTCCACTACTGGCACTACCTGCCGCTATAGTGGCTGTAACATCTGTTGCAGAACTGTATATATGTTGGTGCGAACTTTGAAATTGGAATGTTTGCGTCATATCAGCATCACCTGTTCCAAAGTGTCTATCAGTATCTCCTGAGTCGCCTATGATAATTGTTGTATTATCGTCAGCACTAACCCAAGGACTACCAACATCTACAGAGATGCTGTAAATCATGCTATCAGCCGGAGCCTCAAACAATGTAGTTGTACCTGTGTTATAACTAACTTCAGTACTGACGTATTGTGCTACTGTTTGAGTTGCACTATCAAATTGTCCTTTAGTGAAAAATGCTGTAGCCTGGGTTGCATTTGCACCCTTAACTTCAACGAGAGTAGAACCGTCATTGTCAGTAAATGTGAATTCATTATCTGTAGTGTTTGTAAGTAATTTTAATCCGCGTTTTCCGAATTGCACTAAATTTGCAATACCCTTCAAACCGAAATTGTTTACATCTGCCATGTGGTTACTCCATTATATAATCGATTATATGTAGTTTCCTACTGCTTATATTTATCGAAATCAGTTGACAATGGGTCCATTATATAATATAATATCAGCATGTTTGATAGTAATATAAAAAGAATCGGCTTTTGCTGTAAGTATATGGAACCTGACCAGAGTCAGAAACCTAAAGTTCTCAAAGAGAAACAGCAAAATTACACAGAACGCATGACAACTATTACTTGGCTTAACAGACAAGAAAAGTCTGTAGCAGAAGAACGTATGCTTGAACTTGTTACTCATAACATGCAGGCGGCATACAATCTTGTAGAATGGGTAAGCAAACTTCCAGCAGAACGTAGAATGGTTAGGCTAGGCAGTAATCAATTGCCAGGTGCTACACAAGAAGATTGGAAATACATGTGGCAAGACCCTACTAATATTAAAATGCTAGAAGAAGGCTTTGCTAAAGTAGGCAAACTTGCTAGAGATAAAGATGTTCGTATTAGTTTTCATCCTGGGCAGTTTTGTGTACTTGCTAGTGATAAACCTGATGTAGTTGAACGTAGTGTTGACGAGTTTGAATATCATGCTAACATGGCACGTTGGATGGGGTATGGTAAAGAGTTTATGGACATGAAACTTAACATACATATATCTGGTAGGCAAGGAGCACAAGGTATTATAAATATACTACCTAAGTTATCGACAGAAGCTCGTAACACTATTGCTATCGAAAACGATGAAATGTGTCATGGATTAGATGAGTCTTTAAAATTAGAAAAACATTTGGCGTTGGTGCTAGACATACACCACCATTGGATAAGAGATGAAGAATATATACAAGCAGATGATGACCGTATTAAAAAAATTATTGATAGTTGGCGTGGTGTTCGTCCTACTTTACATTATAGTTATAGCAGGGATGAATGGTTACCAGAACCATCCTTGTTTGAATCAGGAAGTAGACATGACACTATGCATAAATTATCAGACCTACTCGATATAGGTTGCAAAAAACAAAAACTTAGAGCACACTCAGATTTTTACCCTAACAAAAAAGTGAATGAATGGGCATTAAGTTTTTTAGATGATTTCGATATTCAATGCGAAGCAAAGGCTAAAAACTTAGCCAGCGAAGAATTGTACTTGCAATATGTAAACACATAAATTGACTCCGGAGTCTTTTTGTGTTGACTGTTTGGGGAACACCGAGTTCCTTTACTATCTATCACATCTTAATGAGCGGTGAAATATCTATGTTGTCAACTGGTTCATTGCCAAACAGTTAATAATATTTAATCGTTTACTGGAAAACTATGCTGAAATAGTTTATTTTGAGTAAATATTGGTATTAAAAGGAGTTATGATTTGACTTATGTTGTAAAAGGGGAATGTGTAGATTGTAAACATACCACCTGTGTGAAAGTGTGTCCGGTTGACTGTTTCTTTGAATTAGAAAATACATTGGTTATAGATCCAAAGATTTGTATTGATTGTGCAATATGTGAACCAGAATGTCCAGTCAATGCTATTGTGAGTGATAGAAAACTAGCACCTGAAGACCAACACTGGCTTGACTTCAATGCGGAAATGTCACCATCTGGCGGAACAGACTCTCCTGTTATTACCAAAGTTAAAGATCCAATGCCCACTTATGAAGAAGCGGCGTCTTATACTGCTGACGAACAATGGAGTAAAGTTAGCAGAATTCCATACAAAGAAATCACATAAATATTACTTAAATATCTGCCAGAATTCCTGGCAAAAAAGGTTGACATTGACCCTATAATTCGTTATAATATATGTATATTTTAACAAGGAAGGTAGGAATTATATGAGTAACTTAAACACACAAAATCAAAGCAAAGACAAGATCCATGTTATCCCTGGATATTCAATTGGTTCTTTTACTTGCTATAATGAGAACGAAGAAGATGGAAAATCAGTAAATATCCAACTTACTAGTTTAGAAGAAATGTGGTATGGACATGAAGAAAATATTGACCATCCTGAAGGTTCAGAATACCCAGTAAGTATTAATGTTCCTCACATGAAAGTGATGAGAGACAGAGTTATTGATAGTGTTCTTTATAGAACTGGTATCGATATTAGGGATTTTGATAGTATTATACATGCTACATCATCTCCAGGTAGAGATAAGCAAGGTAATATTATTGACCATGGCAACGAAAACATTATAAGGAATGTTGCCTAACAAAAAATAAGAGGAGAGGGCTATGGAAACATTATTAGCAGTCTTAACAAGCATGATGATAAGTTATGCTCCGTACAATGTAAACGGTGTTGAGTTTACAAAAGAAGAAGCATTTTGTCTAGCACAAAATGTCTTTATGGAAGCCAAAGGTGAAAACCTTGCAGGTAAATCAGCAGTTGCCCATGTAACTCTTAATAGAGTAAAACATTCAAAATATCCTAGCACCGTATGTGGTGTTACAAAACAAGCCAAACTAAGAACTAACTGGAGAGGGTCTGATGTGCCTATTATAGGTATGTGTCAATTCAGTTGGTACTGTGATGGTAAGTCCGATAAAATCCAAGTTGTCTATGAAAAAGGATCAGCAAAAGGAAAACAGATTGGACCTAACATGGAAGCCTGGAAACAAAGTGTACAAGTTTCTTTGTTAGCATTAAAAGGTGTTACTATAGATCCAACAAGTGGTGCTACACATTATTACAACCATAATATCAGTAGTCCTAATTGGGGTCAAGTTTACCCTGTAGTTGCTATTCTAAGCAATCATACATTCTTAATTAGAAACGATTAAAGCAGTAGTTTAAGATAAATACTCTTGTAGGAAACACAGGAGTAATTATGTACGAGTACAGATGTAAAGTCATCAAAGTAATTGATGGCGACACAGTCGATGTAGACATCGACTTAGGTTTTGATATTATTATCAAAGGTGAAAGAGTGCGTATCATGGGAATTGATACACCAGAAAGTAGAACAAGAGACAAAGTTGAAAAGAAATTCGGTTTGGCAAGTAAGGCTAGATTGAAAGAACTTATTGGTGGTCGTTCAGGTCCTATTCTCAAAACACAGATTAATAGAAAAGGCGAAGACATGCGAGGCAAGTTTGGTCGTATCCTAGGTGACTTTGTTACTGATGATGGTAGACTTGTTACTGATATATTAGTTGAAGAAGGACATGCAGTTGCATACTTCGGAGGCAGTAAAGAAGAAATACAAGACAAGCATATGGCAAACCGTAAAAAGTTAATCAGAGAAGGTTTGGTAAACGTAACTTTAGAAGAAGCCGGAATAGTATAACTTAAATAAAAGTTCTAATTAAATATTCTTATGCGTAAAACGTGGAAGAATATTATTGGTTCTTTATCTTTAGAAAAAGCAACATTTTGTGAACATGTTATTAAAGAACATGTGTCTCAAGATTCTGTTTGCTTGGAAATAGGAACATACTGTGGTAAGAGTGCATTACATTTACTTGAAGTAGGAAATCCCAAAAAACTTATTACTGTAGATAATTATTCAGAATTACAATCCACTGCAGGTTTGCCTGATGTATTTGAAGAAAATATCTTAGACATACCAACTGCAAAAATAAGCAATCCTAATACATACACTTTTGAAAAGAACGAAAAACTTTTTGCAGATTACCCGCAAGTAGAATTAATAAACGGACATACACCTCTTAAACTAAAATTACCAATATTAGATTACATTTATATAGATGGTGGACATACTTACGAACAAAAAGTTGCAGACTTAGAATGGGTATTTCAATATTGTAAAGATGGTACGGTGATTGTTTTAGATGATTGGTTCATGGAAGATGTGCAAAATGCAATAAAATATTTTTGTAAAGAATACAAGCAATCCTATGTTTTAAGTGAGCCTAATGAATTTAGAAATACAATGTCCAAAATAGTTGTAAAAATTGCTTGACTTTTCATAACTATTCTGTATAATACAAATATTACAGGATAGAATTATGCTTATAGAAGTTATTAAAGAAGGCGAAGTAGTTAGTTGTAGGCTTACAACTGGTGAAGAACTAATCGCAAGACTAAAAAAAGATAGACGAGATAAAGACAATCTCGTGGAATTATCACAACCCCTCATAGTTGGTAGAAGTGCAGAAGGCTTTGGACTTATGCCATATATGATGACTATAAATCCTGAAAGTGCTGTAGAGATTAAAATGGAGCACATTTTAAGTATGCATAAGACTAACGATGAGATTACTAAAGGATATCAAAAACAAACAAGCAAGATAGAAACATTGTAATGGGTTTAGAAGAAGTACAAGGATACATATTAATATTTGCACCTTTGGCTATGGCTATAGTGGCTTGTTCTATTTTTACACTACAAGATAAAAATATAAAAACTTATAGACTTGGTGAAATAGTAAAAGACAGTAAAACAGGAGACACAACATAATGGTAAACAAAAGATTTTATTCAGGTAAAACTTATTCACATGCAACTGGACATAGTTGTGCATTTAGACAATGGAGAGCAGACAGCCATTGCAATTTAATACATGGATATGCATTACAGTTTGAACTTAAATTTGGTGGAGAACTAGATGACAGGAATTGGATTGTAGACTTTGGTGGACTAAAGCCACTTAAAGAATGGTTAAAATATATGTTTGACCATACATATCTAGTTGCAGAAGATGATCCAGAGTTAGAAACAGTTAAAATGTTGCAAGAAAAAAATCTTATTGATATGAGACTTGTGCCAGCAGTTGGTTGTGAACGTTTTGCTGAACAAGTATTTGACTATGCACAAGACTTAGTTAATGATTTAACTGACGGTAGATGTTGGGTACAAGAATGTACTGTTAGGGAACATGAACATAATAGTGCTACTGTTGAACGTAACGACCATCAAAAAATAACTTTCTCAGAATAAACACTAAAACATACTGAAACCCCGTCTTAGGGGTTTTTTTGTATTATATAGGTAGTTTATAATTTCAGTAATGTTTATAACCTTAAGAAAATACGATAAATATTGATATGCTATTCGGTATATTAACATTATTGACTGCTCTTGCCATTGCCGGAGTTGCCGCCTGGTTCAGTATTGCTGGACTTATGGCAATTTTCAGTGCCGCCGCTATGCCCATTGCCATTATGGCTGGAACATTAGAAGTAGGCAAACTACTAACTGCAAGTTGGCTTTATAGATACTGGCATGAAACTTCTATATTACTTAAAACATATCTTTCTATAGCAGTCTTTATCTTAATGGTTATTACAAGTATGGGTATCTTTGGATATCTTAGTAAAGCCCATTTGGATCAAGCAAGTGAAAGTGGAGATGCTTTTGCTATTGTAGAACGTATAGATGGACAAATAGGTAGACAAGAAAATAAGATTGCAACAATAGAAGACCGTATATTAGGTATAGGCGGAACAGTTGATGTAAGTCAAAGTATAGCACAACAAGAAGAAATTAGAGATGGTGCATGGGAAAGAGTAAAAGGTGATATAGAATATGCACAAGGACAAATACAAAGCCTACGAGACCAACTAGGTGTATTAGACAAAGCAGTAAATGACCTAAGAAATAAAGGTGTTGAAGTAATTACAACAGATGAAGGTGGATTATTTCAAGGAGATACTACAGAAAAAATAGATTATGTTGCACAGGCTAATGACCTATTTGCATCTCAAAAGGATCAACGTGTAAGTATTAAAGAAGATATTGATAAACAACAAGACAACATAGATGGCTATAGAGCCCAAGCACAAAAAACAATTGACAATGCTAATGCAGAGATTAATAGATTAAGAAGCAGTAATACAGAGCAAGTAGATGCTAATCTATTAAAGATAGAAGAATATAACAATCAAATAGATAATATCTATATAGAGATAGCAACACTTAAAGATGAAAAATATGATGCAGAGAGTGTTGTAAGAACATTAGAAAAAGAAGTAGGACCAATTAAGTATGTAGCCCAATTACTTTTTGGAGGAGATAGCGAAGACTTATTGGATAAAGCAGTACAAGTATTCATTCTTATGCTTGTATTTGTGTTTGATCCACTAGCAGTTATGCTAGTTATCGCGGCGAACCAAACGTTATTACGTTATGGTATCAACTTAGAAAAGACAGGTCCTGATATTAGAGAAGTATTAGAAAAAGATTATGGTTCAATAAAAGAACCAAGTACACCAAGTGCGGTAGATGATGCCGCTGATGTTATGTCAGGTTATAAACAACCTACGCCTATAATAGTGGAAAAAGAAGTTATTAAAGAAGTGCCTGTTGAGGTCATCAAAGAAGTTGAAGTTGAAAAAGTTGTCGAGAAAGAAATAGAAGCAGAGATAGATTTAAGTACACCACCTGCTATTAAAGAATTAGAAAAACGACTTGCAAAGAAACTAAAGAAAGATGGCAAAAAAGATAACAGTTAAAGAAGCACTAAACAATTTAAACACAAAGTATGCTAACACGTTAGTAATGTTAGATGATGCTTTGGATTTGATAGAAGATTTAGAAACGAAACTGGCTGAGAAGCCTAAGGAAGTGCAAGTTGAAATCGAGAAAATTGTTGAAGTTGAGAAACAGATCCCGGTCGAAAAAGAGACAGTGGTCACTATCGAAAAGGAAGTCCCAGGACCAGAACGAATCGTTGAAGTTGAAGTCCCCGGACCAGAACGAATCATAGAAAAAGAAGTTATCAAAGAGGTAGTAGTCGAAGTACCTGTAGAAAAAATAGTAGAAAAAGAAATAGTCAAAGAAGTTCCTGTTGAAGTAATTAAAGAGGTTGAAAAAGAAGTACACAAAGTAATACCAGGACCAGAAAGAGTTGTTGTACGAACAGATAACAGGGAAATAGAACGCCTTACAAAGTTAGTTGCTGAATTAGAAAACCAATTAGAACAACGACCTATTAAAGAAAAGATTGTTGAAGGTCCTAGAAGAGCAGTAAGAGTTGAATTACCAAATACCGGAGACCTTAGAACTGCGGCAACATTAATTGCAAATAGTGAAATGAATGCAGATGATTTATCTACAGATGAAATACTCACAATGTTGCAACAAATAAGTGAAGAAGATGTAAATAAACAGTTAGGAGGGTTTTGGGCTGTTCCATTACCAAACGATACTGATAACGATGATACTGATACAAACTATGTTACGAGGAAATAATGCCCGGTAATAAAGATAGCGAACAAAATTTAAACTGTAGTTTTTGTGGTAAAAAGCGAACTGAAGTAAAGAAACTCATCGCTGGTCCCAGTTCATACATCTGTAATGAATGTATTAGCATCAGTCACAAAATAATCAACGAAGAAGATCCTTTAGAAGATTTACTATTTGAGGATATTCCTACGCCTGAAGAAATCAAAGCACATCTAGATGAATATGTAATCAGCCAAGAATATGCAAAAGAAATATTGTCTGTTTGTGCATATAATCATTACAAAACAATTTATAATGAAAGTGATACTGAAATAGAAAAAAGTAATATTATTATTTTAGGTAATACAGGAACAGGTAAAACACTATTAGCAAGAACACTTGCAGAAAAGTTAAGTGTGCCTTTTGCTATTGCAGATGCTACAACATTAACTGAAGCAGGATATGTTGGAGAAGATGTAGAAAGCATGTTAGAACGTTTACTTAATATGTGTGATTGGAATTTAGAAGTAGCACAAAAAGGTATAGTATTCATAGATGAGATAGATAAAAAGGCTCGTAAGGGCGAGTCTAACACCGGCACAAAGGATATTAGTGGGCAAGGTGTACAACAAGCACTATTAAGACTTATAGAAGGTACAACTGTTAAAGTATCTTCAAATGGTTCTAAACGTATGGATCAATTTGTAGAATTTGATACAACTAACGTACTATTCATATGTAGTGGTGCATTTGTTGGATTAGAAAAACAAATTAATACAAGAACAAATAAAAAGAATATAGGGTTCAATAAGACCCTCAAAGACACAACTAAAAAAGATAATTGGCAACACAAAGTAGTACATGATGACTTAATAAGTTTTGGTCTAATACCAGAACTTGTTGGAAGACTGCCAAACATTGTTCCTTTAGAACCTTTAACTGAAAGTGATATGAAATCAATTTTAAAATCATCCAAAGCAAGTGTTCTTCCACAGGTTAAAAAACTATTAGAGTTTGACGATATTGAATTAGAATTTAACGAAGAGTATATAAATGATATTGCCAAAATGGCAAGTAAAACAAAAACTGGTGCTAGAGGATTAAAATCTATTGTAGAAAATAGTCTACATAATGTTATGTTTAGAGCACCCAAACTCAAAGAAAATGGAGTTAAAGCAATAAGGTTTAACAAATATCCTACAAAAGATGTTGACACATACCCTATTTTCATATATACTAACGGTAATGAAGAATCAGATAATGATTACAAAATAAAGATTAGAGGTAAAAGTTGAGCAATAAACAGTATGGAAAACAACAGGGTAAAAAAATTACCCAAAGTTGGAATTCAAATAAAAGAAAGGAACAACCTAAAAAAGACACACATTATCTCGATAGATTTAATAGTGCTGTCGAAGTTAGAAACAACGATGTAAATAAGGCGTTAAGAGTTTTGAAAAAACGATTAGAAAAAGCAGAATTTCAAAAAGAATTAGCAAAGCAACAATATTATGAAAAGCCTAGTGCAAAACGTAATAGAAAAAAGAAAGCGGCAAAGAAAAGATGGGAAAAGTATGTTAGAGAAGCCGAAGCAAGAGGCGAGTTTAAACAATACATGCCCACTGGTACAAAATGGATGAAATCCAAACGTAAATCTAGACGTGTTAGAGACTACAATGATAAGATTGCCGCCATGCAGAGAAGTCGTGGTCATTAATGTCAAACACGGTAGTCATAGTTAGTGGGGGATTTGACCCGCTACATTCAGGACATATAAGTTACTTAGAGTCAGCAAAAAGACTGGGCGACAAATTAGTTGTTGCATTAAACAGTGATGCATGGTTAAGTAGAAAAAAAGGCAGGCCCTTTATGCCATTTGAAGAGAGGGCAGGAATTATAGAAAGACTAGACATGGTAGACAATGTTTGGGGTTTCGATGATAACGACGGAAGTGCTAAGAAGGCCCTTGAGCAAGCCAAGAAGGCTTACACAACAGATAGAATTATCTTTTGCAACGGAGGTGATAGAACAAAAGATAACATTCCAGAAATGGAAGTCGAGGGTATAGAGTTTGAATTTGGTGTCGGTGGCATAGACAAATCAAACAGTAGCAGTTGGATATTGAAGGAATGGCAATACCCAACAACACGAAGAGTTTGGGGCGAGTTTAGTGACTTGTTTCATGATGAAGCAGTTCGTGTAAAGGAGTTGATAATAGAGCCAGGGAAAGGCATAAGTTATCAACGGCACTTCAAGAGAAGTGAAATATGGTTTTGCAGTAAAGGTCAATGCGATATAAAGTATAGTGCCAGCAATCCAGATAATTTTATAGAGTTTACTTTAAAGACAGATGAGAATTTCCACGTTAAAGCAAATGAGTGGCATCAAATTGTAAATAGAAGTAAGAAACCATGTCATATTATAGAGATACAATATGGCGAAGAAACCACTGAAGAAGATATTGAACGTCTTGAATACTACAACGGAGAATGATGGAATTGAAAGAGTTAAACGAAAGTAAAGTATGCGATATACTTAATACAATAGTGGAATATGAGATGGCAGGTGTTGTTAGATACGCACACAGTTCTCTAATGGTTACTGGTCCATACAGGATACCTATTGTGCAATTCTTACAGGAACAAGCAAACGAAAGTCTAGCACATGCCTTACAAGCCGGAGAACTTATTACAGGCTTAGACGGACATCCTAGTCAAATTATTGCACCCATTGATGAATCACATGACCATTCTATTTTGAGAATACTTGAAGAGAGTTTGGAACATGAAACTTTTGCAGTAGATTTA